AAGGGATCAAAACAATTTCATGACTACTTTGAATTATTTTATAAAAATGTATTTTTTCCAACCCTAGAACAAGAAGGTATCACGACAGTCATTCACATGGGTGACGCTTTTGATAGTCGCAAAGCAATTGATTATCAGAGTTTAGATTGGGCAAAGAGGGTTGTTTTCGATCCTCTTAGTAAGTATGATGTTCACATGTTAATTGGTAATCATGATACTTACTATAAAAATACCAATAAAGTAAATTCTCCACAATTGCTTCTTAAAGATTATAAAAATATTAAAACTTATAGTAATGCTGAAGAAGTTAATATTGATGGATTAGATATACTATTCATTCCATGGATTAATGAAGACAATGAGAAAGAAACTCTTAAACTTATTAAAAATACAACTTGCAACTGTGCGATGGGGCACCTTGAACTCTCAGGATTTAGAGTTAATAAGCAAATCATCATGGAACATGGTCATGATCGCAAGTTATTTAAGAAGTTCAAGAAAGTCTTTAGCGGTCACTATCACACTCGATCGGATGATGGACGGATCTATTACTTGGGAAATCCCTACGAAATGTTCTGGTCAGATGTCGGTGATCGGAGAGGATTCACAATCTTTGACACAGAAACTCTGGAACATATTCCTGTAGATAATCCCTATACAATGTTTCATCTCATTACATATGATGATGATTCTGCTTCTCTCTTTGATGCTAGAGGACATAAAGACAAGATTGTCAAAGTTGTAGTCAAGAACAAAAAACGACCAAAAGAGTTTGATAAATTTCTTGATAAAATTTATAACTCTGGAGCACAGGAAGTCAAAATTGTAGAAAACTTTCAGATCATTGAAAATGATGAAGACTTTGTTGCAGAAGATGAAGAAAATACAATTAATATCTTGAATAGATATATTGATGAGTCTGAAATCAATCTTGATAAAAGTATGATTAAAGAAATTTTTCAAAATCTGTATAGAGAAGCGCATGAGGTAGAGTAAATGTATCTTCTTACCCTAAAAGATAGACAAGATGACGGAGCATATGCAGTCGCGGACAAATATGGAGAAAAGGTCTTGTTCTTATTTGAAGAGGAAGACGATGCCGAGCGATATGCTCTTCTTATGGAAGAAGATCCAAACTATGAGAAAGAGATGGAGATAGTTGAAGTAGATGATGAGATTGCAATAAAGACCTGTAAGATGTATAATTACAAATATACCGTAGTCACTCCGAACGACATTATTATTCCTCCTAAATTATGATCACCTTTAAAAAAATTCGATGGAAGAACTTTTTATCTACAGGGCAGCACTTCACAGAGATAAACTTTCAAAAACATAATACGAATCTAATTATTGGAACAAATGGCGCAGGAAAATCTACAGTGCTTGATGCACTGACATTTGTTCTCTTCAATAAACCATTTCGTAAGATCAATAAACCTCAGTTAGTCAATACGACGAATGAGAAAGAATGTCTTGTAGAGATTGAGTTTACGATCAATACAAAGGAATATAAGATTTGTAGAGGAATCAAACCAAATGTATTCGATATCACTGTTAACGGAGAGAAACTAAACCGAGAAGCAGATGATCGGTCAATGCAAAAAGTTTTGGAAGAAACTATTCTAAAGTTAAATTACAAATCGTTTACTCAGATTGTAATTTTAGGTAGTAGCACATTTGTTCCTTTTATGCAACTATCCTCTGCCAACCGCAGAGAAGTGATTGAAGATCTCCTTGATATTAGGATCTTCTCTAACATGAATACATTGGTAAAGGAAAAAATTAAAGAGGAAAAAAGTCTGATTAAAACTCTAAATCTTAAAGAAGAATCTTTGCTTGAGAAGGTAAAGATGCAACGAGACTTTATTGAGGAACTAGAAAATCGCGGAAATGCCAATATTAATACCAATAAAGAAAAGATTGCCAAGTTGGATGATGAAGTTGGTGTTTATATGTTGGAAAATGCCAGAACAGAAGAAGAAATCCATAAGTTTACCAAAGAACAAGAAGAGGTGATGAATGCCGGTGATAAGTTAGTAAAACTAAACAATCTTAAGGGAAAACTCTCTCAAAAGGTAAGTACAATTACCAAAGAACATAAGTTTTTTACTGAAAATACGGTATGCCCTACTTGCCAACAGGACATTGAAGAAGAGTTTCGTGTAAATAGAATTAGTGACGCTCAAAATAAAGCAAAGGAACTGAAGGAAGGTTACGAAGAACTCGAAAACACCATTAAGTTTGAACAAGAGAGAGAGCGTCAATTTATTGCACTATCGAAGGAGATTACTTCCCTAACACATGGCATTTCTCAAAACAATATTAAGATCACTGGATGTCAACGACAAGTCAGAGATCTGGAATCGGAAATTCAAAGAATTACCGATCAACTTGCAAACAGAAATACTGAACATGACAAGTTAGCGCAATTTAAAGACTCTCTCCGACAAACAATCGAAGATTTAGAAACCAAAAAAGAACAAGTCGTTTATTACGACTTTGCCCATTCTCTGTTAAAAGATGATGGAGTAAAAACGAAGATAATTAAAAAGTATCTTCCTCTCATAAATCAGCAAGTTAATCGTTATCTTCAATTGATGGATTTCTTTATTAATTTCCATCTTGACGAAGAATTCAATGAAATAGTTAAATCTCCAATTCATGAAGATTTTTCTTATTCATCGTTTAGTGAGGGTGAAAAAATGAGAATTGACCTAGCACTACTTTTTACATGGAGAGAGGTAGCGCGAGTCAAGAACTCAATTAACACGAACTTACTGATTATGGATGAGGTCTTTGACTCTTCACTAGATGGATTAGGAACTGATGAGTTTCTGAAGATCATTCGATTTATAATCAAAGATGCAAACATTTTTGTGATCTCTCATAAGGGTGGTCTTGAAGATAAGTTTGAAGATGTTTTGAAGTTTGAAAAAGTAAAGGGATTTAGTAGAATTAATGGATGAATCAGAAAAAATTAAAGAACTTGAAAGAAAAGTTGAGAGATTGGAAGGTGATTTAAAAACTCTTAAAAGAGCACTTATTATGCTTCCAAAATACGGAGAAAAAATTCAAAACAATCTCTGGACATAGGACTAAATATATCTTGACAGCAGGAAATTAAATATGCTTTCAACACAATATCGTCTTCGGTTGGAATTCATTTGTAATTGTATTTCAAGTGGAAAAGAAGTAAAACTTGAGGATATGATTTGGTCTAATAAGTTAGCAAAAGCAAATACAACTGCCGATCAAATGCTTAAAAAAGCAAGGCGTAAAGCAATGAATCCAGACATGCAAGAAGGTAGTTTGGATGATTTTATGAATAGGATGGGATTAGGTGACCCCGACCCATCCAATCATAAAACGGGGTTTGACAGTGCCGATGAAATTGTAGAATGGTTCAAACAAGATAAACCCGATGACTGGAGGCAACGTGATTAAAACATCAGTAATCTATTCAAATGGAAGTCAAGAGTGTGATCGTATTAGTATGCTCTTGAAAGCACTGGGTGGAGAATTTCATGAATATCTATTGGGTGTAGATTTCAGTGATCGTCAGTTTCGTGCAGAGTTTGGGTCTGAGGCAACTTATCCTCAAGTGTCTATCGGACATGAGCACATTGGTAGTATGAAAGAAACTCTACAATACATGAGTGATAAAGGCATGTTTGTATGAAAGGAAAATGGCAAGATGAATATAAAAAATTAAAAATTCTTTCCAAACATCAAATAAAATTACTTGAAGAAGGTCCTAAACAATTAACCGATGCATGGGCACTTAGTGTCATGTATTATGATTGGAAAAGAATTATGAAGTTGGAGTAACTATAAATACTTCTAAAAAGTATTGGAAAGATGGATTCTAAAATTTATACTGGAATGGCGGAAGCATACAGACAAGTTTATGCTCCAAAAGAAGATACTATAGTAGAAGAATTGATAATTGAACTTTGTGATGAGTTTGATGCTTTTGAAACTCTTGAGGAAAGGGCAGAGTTTGCTGTTGATGTTGTAGAATCTGGTACAACAATAGAGTTTTTAAGTTTAGTTGCAGAAGCAATTGAAGTAGATATTACTGAACATCTCCAAGAACTTCATGAAGGAAAAGATCCACTAAGTTGGTTAAAAGGTAAGGCTGCAAGAACGGTTATTAATGCTTTGAGTAATACTGCAAGAAAGAAAGCACTTCAAACTACTACAAGTGCAGCAGTAGGAAAAACTGGTAATCTAGTCAAAGGTGCTGCAGTATCTCCTACCGTCAGAGCAGCAAGAAACGCAAGAGGTGCTGTAACTACAGTAACTAGAGCACCTGGTGGACCACAAGCAGCAGCAGATATAAGATCTACAGTTAAGAGATCTGCAAGACCACAAATTCCTGCACAAGGTCAAACATCTGCAGGTTCTTTAAAGGCAGCTACTGATCGTGGTATTACAAGACATAGAATGGCAATTAACCAAGTGAATGCCTTCCTTGATGCCATGGAGAAAACGATGAAGCAGAGGGTTGCTGCTGATAAGCTTGCAAGAGCAAGAGTTGGTACTAAAGGAACTGGTGTTAGAATTGGTCAACCCGGAGCAACAAAACCTGTTCAATCAACCACTACTGGTGGTCTATTAGGAACCAGAAATATTCCAAAACCTGGTGATGGACTTCCAAGACAGGCACCAAAACCTGAGTGGGGTTCAGGTTCTGGTATGGGACCAAAACAAAGTTATCCAAAAGCACCAAGACAACCTGGCGGTGCAATTGTTAAGAGAGGTTCAAGTAGCATCACAACTCCTGGTGGTCCAATTGTTAAGAGAGGTTCAAGTAGCATCACAACTCCTGATCCTGTAAAAGTTAACGTTAAGGATCTTGGACCTACTGCAAGATCAACTGTATCTAAAGGAGGAAAAACACTTACGGGTGATGGTGTAATTGATGTTACTGCAACATCTAGAAGAACGACAGGACAACTTGTAAGGGATTTTATTGGTAAGAATAAAGGAAAACTTGCAACTGGAGCAGTAGCAACAACTGCTTTAGGTTTAACTAGTTCATCTGACAAGCGTACAGCAGGTACTGCTCCAACAACTCCTTCAAGGGATAGTGTTGCTTCTGTTGAACCACCTAAGCCAACTGAGACACCTAAGGCAACTGAAACTCCTAAGGCAACTGAAACTCCTAAGGCAACTGAAACTCCTAAGGCAACTGAAACTCCTAAGGCAACTGAAACTCCTAAGGCAACTGAAACTC